TCAGCAGACAAATGATCTTGGATCACAGGGAAATGGAAATAATGTACATCCAGAGGACAATCAAGACGTTGCCGAAGATGATGGGAAGGTACAAGAAGCCAAAAAACGTTTAGGAAGGAGCTGATTATATGTTCCTATTCCGAAAGGTTAAGAAGAGAGTACCCAAGACACCCAACGAAGTTAAAGAAGCGTTGGAGAGGTACTTAGCGAACAGCAGTCCTCAACTTGTTAAGTGGTTGGTTAGCTTCTGGAAGGATCAGCAAACAGTTTTGACCTTTAAGGAGATCAGAGAAGCAATTCAAGCTGGCTCGATCTCCAAAGAGACTGTAGAAGCGTGGCAACAGGACTATTCAAAGGTGGTTTCCGAAAAGATTGCTCCAGAAATGGTCAAAGCCATGAAGGCAGCAGCAGACAACGAGAATAAGTTCAAGGGCATTGATATTGGATATAAATTTGATGCTGATCACTGGGCTGTTTCTGATTGGTTGGAGAATCATACAGCTGAGTTAGTAACAAACTGTACCAGGGTACAGAAAGATGCAATTCAGTCGATGATCGATATCGGAATAAGAAAACATATGGGAACAGATGAGCTTGCAAGGTTTATCCGTCCCTGTATTGGTTTAACAAAGCCACAGACTCAGGCAGCTATGAAGTATTATGAGACGATCAAGGCAGAGTTGGAGAAGAAACACCCAAGAACAAAGCCAGAAAAGATTGAACAGATGGCAAGAGACAAGCAGATGAAGTATGCAGAACGTCAGCTCAGAGAAAGAGCAAAGACGATCGCACAGACCGAAAGAGCATTTGCCTATGAGTATGGCAGATACCAGCATACAAAGAATCTTGTCGATCAGGGTATATTACCACCACAGGACAAAAAATGGTCCGCAACGGACAGTGAGAATACATGCAGCACATGTAGAGAACTGAACGGAAAAGTTGTTGGAATGGACGAAGAATTTGCCCCAGATAAGCTACTTCCTCCGCTTCATCCGAGGTGTAAATGCTGTGTGATGTATGTCAATTCAAAATCCATGGCAGCAGAGTATGAAACAGAAGAAGATGAACTGAGAGAGTACAGCACAGAGGAAATAGAAACCCATGCTAATAAAATGTCAGAGATTGCAGACAAACATCTTGATCTTGAAAGCTCATGGAGTGGAAAGGTCGTAGTTGATGATGATTCTGGTGTTTATGGTATCCAGTGGAACGGAGATATTATAACCAGACATGAAACAGCCCCACATATTTTGTTACATGAACAGTTACACGCTAGATCAGTTACAAAATATGATCATAAAATGTATAAACAGTATGAGAACATGGAAGAGGGTTCGGTACAGTTTGCAGCACAGGAGATTAGCAAGAAAGAGAATATACAAATTCTTGAATCACAGTACGATCATATGACAGAAGCTTTAAGAAATATAAATAAAGTTGCTGGGTTATTTAAAAATGATTATGATTTTGCAATGAAGCTTATTTCTGTTCCGTTACCAGATAGGTATGACTGGCTGAATAATATGATCTATGATAAAATGATGTTATCAGGAAATATTGAAGATTATCAGAAGGTATCGCACTGGATGGAGGCTTTAGAAAATGGAAAAACATCTTGAATTAAAAGAAAGATTCGATCAGCTAATGAAACAAGATATGGATGTATCAGAACACGAACAAGAATGGTTTGAATTACTGGACGACATGCATGAATGGTTAAAGGATAAGACAATTCCGAGAAATATTCGTAGGCAGTTTGAACCTTTAGGGATGTTAGAAGTAACTATGAAAATCTGTGACGGAATCCATTATGCAAATGGAACTGGACGATATGCAAAGAAAGAAGAATGATGAAGTACAAAGCAATAGAGCAGACAGTTCAGGCGGTGCAGATCATGATCGCCCCTGACTGGTTCGCTAAGAAAATGAATACCGAAGAAATTATGATAGATCGTGTACAGAAAGACGGAGCAATAGCCGTTATAGGATGCACGGTCTATTTTAATGCACGGAGATATAAAGGCGGCAGACTTGTTGCAAGAATAAGAGACTACGTTGTAAAAGATTCAGTCGGTCGATTAAATGTAGTTCGTAAGAATGACTTTGATCGGCTGTATAAGAAGGAGGAAGCATGAGATATTTTAACGATTATATACGATCCCCAGCACAGACACAGGACAGTATACGAAAGTCCTTGAATCGAGTAGATATTACTAAGAAGGACGAAGAAAAGCAGTACGTCTTTGGATGGGCTAAGATTGCAGTCGATGAGAATGGAAATCAGCTGGTTGACCGCCAGAACGATTTAATTGATCCGGAAGAACTAGAACAGACAGCATATACCTATGTAGAGTTCTATCGTGAAGCCGGAGAGATGCACGAGCGAGGCGGTGCAGGCGTTTTAATCGAGAGTATTATATTCACTAAGGAAAAGATGAAAACTCTCGGTATAGAGGAAGGTACGTTGCCTGAAGGCTGGTGGGTTGGTTTCCACATCACAGACGATGAGGTCTGGGCAAAGATTAAGGACGGAACTTATACGATGTTCAGTATCGAGGGCAAAGCGAAACGTATTGAAGTTGAGGAGGACGAATAATGGATAAATACATCGGTGCTAAGTTGATTCAGGCAGAACCAGAGAGAAACCCAGTTACAAAGGAGATCACAGGGTATAAGGTTGTCTATCCAGATGGGTACGAATCATGGTCTCCGAAAGATGTTTTTGAAAAAGCATATATGAAAGTGGATGATAATAAAAATCTTCCATCTGGAGTAAGTATCGGACCAGAAATGGTCGATGATTTTATTGCATCTACGGAGACAATCACGATGGGAGAGACAACAACAGTTGTTCGTTGTGTGCTTCGAAATGGTTTTGATATCGTGGAATCATCTTCGTGTGTTGATCCAAAGAATTACGATGAAAAGATCGGCAAAGATATTTGCATGGGAAGTATCAAAAACAAGATCTGGGAACTGTTAGGATTTTTGCTGCAACAGGCGTGGCAAGGAATTAACTAGGAGATGATCGCATTCTTAAGATTAAGAAATCACACCGACAGGATGAATGGATCGTGTACAATCCTGATTGCATCATACGCACTGTAGGAATAAAAGAGTTGCGATCGCAATCAAGAAGAACGTGGAACGTAGAAGAGTTCCAACATCCAGAAATCTAAGAACCTTGGAAAGTCACATAAGACTGACAGGGAACAAGAACTATAAAAGAAAGATTCAGAAAATCATTGACGAAGTGAAATCTGAAATGAGAAACTGAAATTTATTCTAAAATTAAGTGAAATCTGAAATGAAAATAGACCATTTTGTAAAAAATGCAAATTGGTCTATTTTTTGTGTTTGAAAATGCACTTTGCGTTTTTGAAACTCGAAAAAGTGTCGTTAGAAAGGAGGAAACATGAAAACAAAAGGAAAGACAAAGCTTTCTGATCTGGAAGTAAAAAAGATCGATGCAGTAGACATCGGAGCAGATCAGAAAGCAAATATCCTGATTAAAAAGAGAGGAGGTGCAGAAGAACCGAAGGGAAACTTTTTCAAGCGATTCTTTAATGCGTTTTGTGACAGCTTAGGAGTAAATTCAGAAGATGTCAGAAAGTCCATGGAAGATGAAGCAACATCATTTGATGATGTAATGAATGAAAAGAAGATCTACGACGTGAGGGATCAGATCTGGAATGCCTGCAACTCTCTGGAACAGTCGATTGTATCAATCCTACTCGATAAAGAGTGTGAGGATAAACAGGCAGCAATCGCACAGAGCATTGATCAGTTTAAGGCATTTTCGGATGATGCATCCAAGTCTTGGATCAAATTAGAACGTGCAGCAACGGATAAAGAAGATACTGTTGTTGCAGATGACTTTGAGATCGCAAAAATGCAAGAAGTCATTGAAAAATCTTGTGATCCAGAAACTATTAACAAAGAAAAAAAAGAAAAGGAGAATGAAATGGCATTTGATATTTCAAACATGACAGAGGAAGAAAAGAAAGAAGCATTAAAAGCATTACAGGATGATGCAAATGCAAAAAAAGAGGATACTGCAAAAAGAGCTGATATTGATGGACAGGTTCAGGAAGCAGTGAATAAAGCAATGGAAGGTGTTACAAAGGACTTCACTTCTATGATGAAGAAGATCATGGAACCAATCCAGAAGAGAGCAGAGGAAGCAGAACAGAAGTCCTTAGAAGAAGTTGCTAAGAAGTATGAACTCTTAGGAACAAAAGCAGAGGAATTAGTGCCAGTTCTGAAATCCATGAAAGCAACATCCGATGAAGCGTATAACAACTTCATTGCATCCATGGATAACAACCTTGCGGTAATTCAGAAATCAGGTCTGTTTGAGGAAATCGGTAAATCTGGTGGAGCTCACACAGGAAATGACGATACAGAAGGTGTTGCAAAGATGAACGCAAAGGTAGCAGAGATCAAAAAGTCTATGCCAAACCTTACTGATGCACAGGCACAGGATATCGTTATGCAGAATGATCCTGAATTAAGAGCAATGTTCGATAAATAAGAAAGGAGGTACAGAGAAGATGGCAAACAGAACATATGAATACAATCCAACTGGTGGAAGTCCAGTGATCAATGTTACAGCTGGAGCAGAACTCAAAACAGCCGTAGCGGTTTTATTAACAAAAGATGGAGCAAAAATTCCTGAAGCCGGAAAGGAAGCAACAGGAATTGTGCTTCTTGGAGATGAAACAGTAGCCAAAGGCGATGATATTACTGTTCAGATCAGAAATCAGGGCATGTGGGCAGCTGGTGCAAAGATTGAGGCTGGAGATTTCCTTGCTGTTGATGCAGAGGGATTATGCCAGAAGGCAACAACAGGGCAGTACATCTTAGCTATGGCACTGACACCAGCGACAGCAAAAGGAGACATCGTAAACGTTGCGATCATCCATGCTGGATATGAAGCGTAAATAAAGGAGGAATGAAATAAATGAACACAGGACATAACAACGCAGCAGCAATCGCAGTTGATATTGCGAAAGGCTGGAGACCAAACTATTACTTAACCAATATGGCAATGAGCTATTTTCAGGCACCTGGAATGAATGTTGCTCCAAGCATCTTTCCAATTCTTCCAGTACATGCAAGCACTGGAAGCTACTATATCTTCAACAAAGAAGAGATCGCGAAAGACCAGGTAAAGAGAAAGCCTAAGTTCGGAGCAGTAGATCCGGCTGTATTCTCTCATTCAGATGATACTTACAAATGTGAGGTAGATCAGATCATCGTCGGAGTAGATAACATCACAGCTCTGGATTACCAGAGAACTGGAGCACCAGCAACGATTGATCCGAGACGTGCAAAGGTAAAACAGGTTTCAGAACAGATGAATCTGCACCTTGATATGGTCTTTGCAAACAAGTTTTTCAATGCTGACGCATGGGCAAATGTTAAGACAGGAGAAGCAACAGCTTCAACATCTAAACAGTTTGTGCATTTTGATGATGCAAACGCGGACATCGTAGGTCAGTTTGATGAGATGAAGAAAGAAATCCTTTTAAACGGACGTAGAATGCCTAACAAATTATGCTTAGGATACAGAGCGTATAAGGCAATCAAAAATCATCCGCAGTTCTTAGAAAGAGTTACAGGTTCAGGGTCAACACCGAATCCAGCACTTGTTAACGAACAGGTAATTGCAGCTGTACTTGGTCTGGAAGAAGTAAAAGTTCTGTATGCAACTTATAATGCAGCAGAAATCGGTCAGAAAGCCGATATGAAATTTGTCTTCGACGATAACAGTGCATTATTAACTTATGCACCGAAAGAAGTAGATCTTGAAGAACCATCTGCCGGATATATTTATACATGGGATATGCTTGGAAATGGACAGTGGATGGCTACATCACAGTATGATGGACCAGGAGGATCACATTCAGAGTTCATCGAAGGACTTATGGCAACAGACATGAAAAAGACTTCCGATGACCTTGCAACGTTCTTAAGTGGTTGCGTATCTGAGTAGGAGGTGCTTTATATGAATTATGTTGCACTTAAGCCAGTTAATTTTGGCGGAAAGCAGTATAAGATCGGAGAGACTATTCCAGAGGGTGTCGTAGATGAACGACGCTCTCTCTTTTTAAAGAAGTCTGGACACATTGCAGAAGTAGCAAGCGTAAATGGAGCGTATGCAGAGGATTTGAATGTTAACCCTAACACTTTATCAATTCCTTTATTACAATCTAAGCACGAGCTTGCAGTGAACGCACAGCAGTTATTACAGTTCTTTGCCACAATTCAGAAAACAATGGAAGAGGCAAAAATTGAGATTGCGACCATGACAGAAGAAGATACACCGGTCTTACAGCTGTTACATGAGATTGATTCGAGAAAAGGAATCAAGGCAGCAGTTGAAACAAGACTTGCTGATCTTTCCAATGATGCTGATATTAATCAGGAATCAGAAGCAGTAGAAGAAACCGAAGAACCAGCAGAACAGCCGGAAGGTGGCGAGGAGAATGACGTATAACTATTTTCCAGATGAGATCAATACAAATGATGTTATGAAGATGCGGTTCGAATTGGCGGATACTGATGTATCAAAGGATGAAATGTCAGCTGCACTTTCCGATGAAGAGATCACAGCTGTATTAGAGCAGTATCCAGACAATTTTAAGATGGCAAAACTGAAATTGCTAGAACATATGATGTTCAAATACGGACAGGACGTAGACAACAGTGTTGGTCCTGTCTCTTTTAATTTTGGTAATCGAATGAATTTCTGGAAACAGCTTTATGATGATCTGAAAAAAGAAATTGCATCTTCCAGTGTTGGAATCAAGCCGTATGAGAATGAAAAACGAGAGTATTTTTACGTTGGTATGATGAATCATCCTGGAGGTGGACGCTTTTGAAAATGACATCAATCGGTAGACCATATCAATATATGCAGTCTTTCCGTGTTTACTGGCAGGATACAGAAGTCATGGACGATGGCATGGTTGTAAAGGGCGATGAAAAAGAAGCCCCTGATGCGATCATAGACGGTATACTAGCCGAAGCAGATATGAAGACAATGGAAATCTGGAAACAAAACCAGACTCCGATCAGTCATACGATTGTGTCTTACCATCCAGTGGTTAAGCTAAGTAAGAACGATGTGTTACTGCTTGGCGATGATCCGTGCCATGATCGTAAGTTTATCGTGAAGGGTACAAAAGATCCAGCTGGAACAGGGCAGTTTTCCATCTATTATGTATTAGAAAGAAGTGATACAGATGGGCGTAGAAGCTGAATTTCAAGCATGTGCAAAGAATCTTGATGAAAGTATCAAAAGAGAGATGATGCGAAAGGGTGCAATGGCAACAAACACCCTTAGAAATATTGAGATCGAAGTATTGTCGAAAGGCGGTTCTGGAAAGAAATACAAACGGCTTCCGAATAGATCATCCGCACCGGGAGAAACACCAGCACCACAGTCTGGAAAGTTACGTCAGGACTGGGATGATCAAACTCTGATTGAAGGAGATCAAGTTACAAGCCGGATAAAAAGTAATTCAAAACACGCTGAATGGCTGGAAGGTGGCACAAAAAAGATGGCAAAACGACCATTTATTGATCCAATTAAGAAGAAAGCAGAGCCGGAGATTGTAAAGATCTTCGGTTCAGATTTTGAGGTAACTCTATGAAAGAAATAATTTTCAAGTACTTAAAAAGCCTGAATATTAACGGATTGGCTACGTTCAAAAATGGACCAGCAATATTTTTGGATCAGGCACCTGATGATTCTGATTCAAGGTGGGATGGTTCGCAGTATGGGCGTATCATCTATGGGCTGAATCTGAAAGATGATTCAGAGCGTAAGGTTTCTGGAACGATGGAGATTGCAATAGCGTATCTGTTTAATAATCAAGGATATAAGAACTTGCTTGAAGCGAAGAAGATCCTGAAAAAAGCGTTTGAAGGAGTTTTCTTGACCGATGAAGATACAACGATTTCTCTTGTCTGGAGAAAGTCAGAATCATTTCAGGAAGCAATCGAAGGGCAAATGGATGTAGAAGTATGTGGATCAGTGTTGACATTCGATGCATATGCTTTTCCAAAACATTCATACCTTCCGCTGGATGCAGTCGGTTCTTTGGCAAAGCACATTGATGAGAACTGGAACGTGACAGTGATCAATAACACGGAACTTGACGAAATCTGGAAGCCGGATGATGAAGAAGTGGTTGTTTATACTAGACTGGATTCTATGCAGCCAGGAACGTTCCCATCGACATATGCTTGTACATGGTTTACAAACAACATCAAGGTACATGTGATCTCCGGATCGGATGTAAATGCTGATCAGTTTGTTATGAACTTGCTGCAAGATTTACAGGAAAGAGAGCGGTTCGTTATGAATGATGGATCGCCGTTTTTTGTAAATCAGCTGGCATACAGCACGAAACTTGATCCATTAAAAGATGGACAGGTAACGGTAAGAGGTCAGTACGGAAAGCTACGAGATGTTGAAACAGTCGATGAATTAAAGACAATTACGATAAGTTAGGAGGAAACAATGGCAGAAAAGAAAGACGAAACAAAAACAGTGCCAGAAGTTACTTATACTGTGGATGAATATGCAGAAAATCCACAGGTGTTAGGAGTATCACAAGATATTATCCGAACAGCATTTGCAAGGGCAGGTGTTAAAGAAGCAACGCAGAGCACAGCAAAGAAACTTGTAGATACATTTAAGAAGAAGGAGGTATAAGAACTTGTCCGGATTATTTTTAAAAGGCGAGAAAAAGGAAAGAGCTGGAGTTTATCGCAGACATGAGCAGATCACAAATAATGGTGTAGCATCCGCAATGAACGGAGTTTTCTGTATTCCGGTTCATGCAGATTTTGGTCCAGTTGGAGAGATTCAGAAGATCACATCAAAGAGTGATCTTCTTTCACTTTATATGGAGAGTGGAACGATCGATGCAGCGGTAAAACTGTTTGATGCAGGTGCTAACACGGTATATCTTTACCGTCTTGGAACTGGTGGTAAAGAAGGAAGCCTGTCCTTACAGACAACCACAGCCACAAATGCAGTTACATTAAAGACAAAATATCCAACCGCTTTGAAATTCTCCGTAACTGTAAAACAGAAATTAGGAGATGAAACGACAAAAGAGTGTTCCGTTTACAATGGGGCAACACTTGTTGAGAAAGTAAGCTTTATCGCTGGTGAGGATGTAAATGAGGCTGCAAATCTGGTGGAAGCAATGAAAGACAGCAAGTATTTATCCGCAGAACTTGTTTCTGGAGCATCCGGGATCATGCAGACGGTTGCACAGCAGGCTTTGGCTGGTGGATCAGCACCGGCAGTCACAACAGAAGATTACAGCAATGCGTTTAATGCATTCGAAACTTATGCTTGGAATGTACTGGTGCTTGATACAGTCGAAGAAGATGTTAAAGCATTAGCGAAGACATACATGGAAAGAATCCATTCAAACGGTGCATTGGGTGTTTGCGTACTTGGAGAAGCGGCAGGAAAGTCACTTGCTACAAGAAAAACGAATGCAAAATCCTATAATGCACCATATTTTATTTACTGCGGTAGCGGATATTATAATACTGCCGGAGATAGGGTGGAAGGATACCTTGCTGCAGCAGTTCAGGCAGGTGTGATTGGATGCAAAGATTCAAGTACATCAATTGTACATACAGAGATTCCAGATGCGGAGTCATGCATTGAACAGCTGACGAATGAACAATATGTCGATGCGATCAAATCTGGATTGCTTCTTTTGTCAGAAGGACAGGAAGGACAGGTCTGGTTTGATTCAGGAGTGAACACATATACAGTTCTGGATGAGGACGATGACGAAGGATGGAAGAAGATCAAACGTACAGCTGTCCGTTATGAAGCTTTTGACCGTATCAATCGTACATTAGAACCATTGATCGGTAAGATCAGCAACAATGCAGCAGGCGTTGATAATGTAATTCAGGAAGCTAAAAAAGTACTGGCTGAAATGAACAGAGAAGGAAAGATCTTAGATACTTACGAATTTTATGAGGATACAGAAAATCCACATGCAGCGGATTATGCATACTTTATTATCCGCATTGATGACGTTGACAGCATGGAAAAGATCTACTTAACATATCAGTTCCAGTATATCGCACAGTAGGAGGTGTTATATAGATGAGTGGAAAAGGTTTTGATACTAGAAAGCTGATGACAGGAAAAGACGGAAAGCTTTTTATTACACTGGATGGAGTCTCCATCTGGTTTGCATCCGTGGAAGAGTTTACAATCGGAATGAATTTTTCAAACGTAGATTTCCATCCGGCAGGAGATGTACAGACATATGGAGTTCCAGACAGTGTTAAATTTACAGCATCGTTCACTGAAGCTGTAGTAAGAGATGATCTGACGATCGTACCAATGCTGGAAGCGATTAAAAATGGGAAAATTCCTACATTCAGTTTACAGGGCGGTGTTACAGAACCACTTGCTGGTGGAGAAAGCAAATATCTGTTAGATGAATGTATTCCTGACGGAGATACAAACATTCTGGATGTAAAACCGGGAGAAATCATCAAGAGACAGTGCCAGTTTATTGTTAACAGCGTACCAGACTGTATTAAATCATTGGCAGCATAAAGAAAGGATAAGAAAATGGCAGAGAAGAAAACAAATATCAATGTAACAGAAGAAAATGAAATGGACCTTATCACTGGTCTGTTAAAGGCAGCAGAGTATAAAACAGAGGTAAGTCAGACATTAAATATTCAAAGAAACGGACAGAAATTGTTTAAATTCGATATTCGTCCATTATCCTTTGACGAGATCACGGATTGCAGAAAGAGAGCAACAACTTATATGCCAAATCCGGGTGGAGCATCACTTCCATTGATTGAGAAAAGCGTAAGCAATGCAGATTACATGGCATGGCAGATTTACATTGCAACAGTTCCAGAAAGTGATGGAACGAAATTCTGGGATAATCCAGCGTTGAAAGAAGGACTGAACAAAGCTGGTCACATGGTTATGACACAGGCAGAAATCATTAAGGAAATCCTTACAGCTGGAGAACTTGAAGCAGTCAGTGGACAGATTGAAGAATTATCCGGCAGTGGTACAAACGTTATTGATTATGCAAAAAACTAATTAAGTCCAGTCCGTTAGCTTCTCTGCTTGCAGAAAATTATCTACGGACTGGAATGTTGCCATCAAAAGCCCTTGATCTCCCAGAAGGAGAAAGGGCTTTTATTTTTGCAGCACTTATAACAGCTATGGAAGGAGGCGATGCATAAGTGGCAGATAAAGAAATCGTAATTGACGTTGTATCGAAGTATACAGACCATGCATCGCAAGGACTGAACCAGACCGGAAAAGATGCTGAAAAGGTTAGAAAAGAACTTGATGATCTAGGAAAGAAAAAGCCAAGGATTCATGTAGATGTAGACGATAAGGCAAATCCGAAGCTTGACAGAACACGAAAAGAAAGCGAAAGACTGGGCAAGGAAAGACCGAAAATCCAAGTGGGAGCAGACGATAAAGCAACTCCAAAAATTCGTAGAATTACATCGGCTGGGTTGAAGTTTGGAAAAATGTCTTTTACCGCAGCAGTTAAGATTAAAGACTTTGCAACAACCAAATTAAGTGATCTTAAAGCCAAGGTATTTAATGTCAAAAATGCCGTTGCTGGAGCATTTGCAGCGGTAGGGATTGGACAAACAATCAAAACGTCCATTGATCTGGAAGTGCAGCAGCAGAACTTGGAATCATCGTTCGAGGTATTACTTGGAAGTAAGAAGAAAGCCCAGAAGCGAATAGATGATCTGACGACGTTTGCTGGTAGTACCCCATTTACGAGGGATGAAATTTATCAGGCTTCTCGTACCTTACAGGTATTTACTGGAAATGCATTGTCAACTGGAAAAGGCTTAAAGATGGTTGGAGACGTAGCAGCCGGTACGAACTCCGAGCTTTCCGATGTAGCCTTATGGGTTGGACGTATGTATGACGGAATGAAGAACCACCAGACAATTGGAGAAGCTACCGCCGCATTACAGGAAATGGGTGCTATTTCTGGACAGGACAGAACAAAACTGGAAGCACTTGCAGCATCGAACAAGAAAATCAGCCAGACATGGCCGCAGGCTATGAAAGCTTTTCAGAAGTATGACGGATTGATGGAAAAGCAGAGCGATAACCTTGGAAACCTGATGCTAGGTGTCAAGTCATTTGTTACAAATAACGTATTTAAGAAGCTTGGAAAAGGTCTTGGAGATGGCATTTCTCCCGGACTTCGTAAGTTCCGTCAGTGGAGATCGGAGAACAAAGAACTGATTGCAGAAATGGGATCAGGGATTGAAAAGTTTTCGGCAGAGATTTCTGGGAAAGCCGTTGATGCAGTATCAAATTTAGCAGAAAAAGCCAATAAATTATTCCAAAGTGACAAGTTTAAAAATGCTTCAATCAGCGGAAAGATTAACATTGCATGGCAAGAGATGATCGGCGATCCATTTTCACAGTGGTGGGATTCCAGCGGAAGACCAGCGATCGTTAAGAAGATATCTGGTATAGGCAAGGATATCGTTAAAGCCGGAGGGAACTGGTTTAAAGAATCTATTAAGGATTTATTACCCGGTGGAGATAAAGCCGGAATAGAGGACTATCTTGCCGGTGCGTTGGCACTTAAGATAGGCTCAGGACTATTTAAAAAGGGAATGACTTTGACAGACCTGATCACTGGTGGTTCAGGTGGTTCTGGAAATCCTCTTGGAAGTTCTATTGGACTTATGAATGTATCAGCATCCGTTGTAAATGTGAACGGTGGGCTTGGCACTGGAAACGGTGGAAGTCCTGTCACACCAACTGGCAGTGGAACTACACCGAAGACAACACAGCCGACAGGACCAACAAGGACACCGGGTGGCTTATTTGGCTTGGGTGGATCTGGTGTTACATTGAAAAATGGAGAAACAGTTGCGGCTACTGGATGGAAAGCTTTTCTTGGAAATCTCGGAGTAAAACTTGGATCAGGAGCAGCAACAGCCGGCGGAGCAGCAACCGTTGGTGGGGCTTCATTGTTAGGTGGAGCTTTAGGAATTGCTGGTATTGGAAGTGCAGCAGGTAACTTTATCAACGCTGCGACATCAAAGAATAAAGCTACTAAGAAAAAAGAAAACTACAGAGGTGGTACGAAGCTTGGCATGGTCGGTGGTGGAGCAGCCGCCGGAGCTTTGGTTGGTTCAGCTGTTCCGATTGTTGGTACACTTGCCGGTGGATTGATTGGTGCCGGTGTTGGTGGATTTGCAGCACTGACAAAAGGTAACAAAGCAGGCGATCATATCCGAAAGAACATGGATAAGATCAAAAAAGAATCCGAAAAAAGTGCGAAATCTTGGAATGTAACATCGAAACAGGTAAAAGAAATTCAAAAGGGTCAAGAAAAGTACCTTGGAGATAATTACCTTAAAAATCGTAAGGAAGCACTAAAGGATAACAATTCATTAACTGCAAAATCGCAGAAATATTATTCTTACAATAAAGATTCCATACGAAAGATCCGTGAGAAATATGAGCCAGAATCCGAAAAGAAAAAAGATTGGTTAAGAAAATCAGTACAGAGTACATATAAAAAGCAAAACAAAGAACTGAAACTTGACTCAAAAATGAGCGGAACAATGGCACATACTGTTGGAGGTAAGAAAAATAAGAATCTGAATGTTGGACCAGACAAAGAGTATAATCAGCTGACTAATTCTGTTCAGAAAGCTTATGAGGAGAATAAGAAGAATACAAAGCAGACAAACGCTGGTTCTAAGAGTACGAAAGCCTTTTCTGGAGCAACAAGTTCTGCCGGTGGAAAAGTCAGTGGCTTAGGTGGAATGTCTGCAACAGCTGGTGGAAAATTAGGAACTATGGGATCAATGTCGCTTGCAGCTGGTGGTAATTTACAAAGTGCTGGAAGTTCCGCATTATCCCTTGCGAGTGCCTTAGCATCTGCCGCATCAACGATTGCATCCGCAGCAAGCACAACCGCCGCACAAGCAAATGCAATCAACAGTATTACGAGTGGAAGTTATCTGAATAACAGCGGTTCAAAATCTGGTAAAAAGACGTCTGGAAAGAAGACAACGACAAAACCAAAAGTACAGACAGCCTTACCGAAAAATGGAAAGTTCTTTCATAATGCGAAAGGTAGTCTGGTCAGAGGTCATATCGTTTCTGAATTAGGAGAAGAAGGAAACGAAATGGTAATTCCACTTTCTAGGCATAGAAGCCGTGCATTATCTCTCTGGAATCAAGCAGGACAGATTTTAGGCGTGACAAAGCATGCCAAAGGTGGACTTGTTGGGGGAACATCTGGATCAGGA